TGATGCCCTTGTCGAAGCCGTCTTCCAGCGCCGCGATCTGCGGCCAGGTCGGATCATCGCGCATCAGGCGCTTGTTGGCATCGACGTTCAGCGGGCCGTTGGCCTTTACAAAGGCGTCATAGGCCTTGTTCATGCCGGCGCGGGCCGCTTCGAGTTTGGCCTCGTCCACGCCTTCGGTCAGTTGCAGGGTGCGCACGGAGACCAGCGCATCGCGCACGGTGATCATTCCGGTGACGCGCTCCTTGGCCTTGTCGCTGGCAAACACCACCGGGGCCGCCTGCTGCTTGCCAAGCATGTCTTCCCGGCGCTCGTAAATCTGGCCGCCCTGTTCGAAAACAGAACCAACCTTGACGTGCGAAACATCGTGCATGGGCGCGATCGTCTCCAGCACGGGTGCGGCGGTCGGCGCATCCATGAAGCCTTTCGGCAGCTTGGCGATGGCGGCCTGCAACAAGGCTGGCGTGTCCTGGCCGGACTTGGCCACCAGGGCGGAATCCTCGGGGCTGTACATCGATCCGTACATGCCAAAGTCGCCCAGCATCATGTCGGTGTTGGCCACGAAATACTCGTTCAGCGGGACGAGGTTGCCGCTGGCGTCCTTGTACTGCTTCACGTCCATCCATGCATGGCCGGTCGGATGCTCGCCGTCCTTCAGCTTGCGCAGGAAGATGATGTCGGTCGTCACCTGCGTGCCGGCGTTCTTGGCAAAGGCGTCGTTGGGCAGGCGGATGGCGCCCAGAAACTCGGTCTTGGCGGCGATGTACTGGCGGGCCTTGTCGCCGGCAGAGTCCAGCAGTCGGTTTGTCACCACCATGGCCAGCACGCCATTGGGGCGCAGCGTGTCCACGGACTTGGCGAAGAAGTAGTTGTGGATCGAGAAGCCGGAAATCTTGCGGCGCAGCGCGTCGTAAATGCCTTCGCGGCCAAAGGGCGGATTGCCGATGGCCAGATCAAAGTAGCCGTCTGGCGCGCGGAAGTCCTGGAAGCCCACCGGGGCCTGCACGTTGGCCTGCGGGTACAACTGCTTGGCGATGCCGCCCGTGATGTGGTCGAGCTCCACGCCGGTCAGGGCGCTGGCGCTGCGCAAGGCGGTCGGCATCAGTCCAAAGAAGTTGCCCACGCCAACCGATGGCTCCAGCGTGCGGCCGCCCGTAAAGCCAAAGCGTTTCACGGCATCCCACACGGCTCCGACAATCTCGGTCGAGGTGTAGTGGGCGTTGCGGGTCGAGGATGCGGCGGCGGCCAGTTCAGCGTCAGTCAGCAGAGCCTTCAGTTCAGCCGCTTCCCTCTCCCAGCCGTTCGAGACCTCGGCGTTGTCGCGGTAGAAGGCCTGCGGAATGCCACCCCAGCCGACGTACTTGGCCAGCACAGCCTGCTCGGCGCGCGTTGCTGGGCGGCCGGCCTGCTCCAACTCCTTCAGCAACTTGATGGCAGCCACGTTCTGCTTGAACTTGGTCTTCTGGCCGCCCTCGCCAATGGCGTCGTCTTCGGTGATGATGAAGCCGTCGGCGCGGTCCTGCGCCCGGTTGCCCGACTCAGGGATCAGGTCTGGCTGGTTTCCGGCTCCTGCTGCAGGATCTGGCTTTGCAGCGCGTTGACCTCGTTGAACAGGCTTGCTCCGCGGCTTGCCACCTCGTCCTTCTGTGGCTCGGCTGGCAGGAACAGGTACTTCTCCCGCGTCATCTCCCATGCGTCCTGGTTGCTGTGCCCGCTGGCTTCCAGCTCCGACATCTCCTGATGCGTCCGTTCCGCTGCGGCCTTCAGCGCCGTCCCCAGCTTGCCCGCCTGGTTCAGTTCCTTGAACAGGTGCGGGTTGTTCTCCTTCCAGCTTGCTCGCGCTTGGCTGATCCAGTTTTGCAGGTGCATTGTCATTCTCCGTTTCCTTGAGTGTAGGCTTTACCTTTGATTTTTCCACCTCTGCTTGATCAAGCATCATCGCTTCGTGCTGGGCGCGCGCGCTCGATGGCGAGCTCATGCCGTCGGAATCGACGCCAGGGTAGTGGCGCACAGACTCGTAGAAAGACAATAAGTATGGCTTTACGCCGTCCCCAATGTCTTCCACCATCGCCTTGGCGTAGGCTGCGAAGGTGCGGGTGCCAGACTCGATATAGGCGCCGGCCAGCGTCAGGCCGTCCATGGCCATCTCGGGATCGAAGCCGGAATTCAGGTTGCCCAGCTTGGACTTGAGGCGCGCGCGGGCTTTGTCCACGGCGGACTGGGTGAAGATTTTGTTGCCGGAAAACTGGGATGCTGCTGCGTCCACCTTCATGACAGCACGTGTATCGGCTGCAGCCCAGTCGTCTCCCAGCCGGTAGGTAAGGGCTTCAACCTGCGCTTCCAACAACCCAAGGTCGGATAACTTGCTGATCAGTTCCGGCTTTTGTATCTCGCCGTTCATGAAGGCAACGACGCTGACGGCGCCGTTGTACTGCGCATCGGATGGGAATCCGTTGCGGACCGGCTGGCGCACGCGCTCTGGCGCAGCTACTTCTTCTTTGGCTGGCGCAGCATCTTCAACCGGAGCGGCTGCATTGGCAGCGTCCCATCCGCGATACCAGTCCTTCGCGTTCTTGGTGCTGGCGCTGGTGAAGTAGCTTGGCAGGACGCGCGGCTGGCCTGCTGCAAAGTCCGCACGGCCGGTGGACACATGCAGGCCTTCGCGCGCTACTTCTTCTTTTGCCGGTGCAGCGGATTGAACAGTGGCGGCTTCGGCGGGCTTTTCGGCTGCGACCACTTCTTGCGGGCTTGCGGGCTTCCCGTTGGTATTGTTGTCGTTGCCATTCGAGTCCTCAATCAGAGCATTGATCTTTTCGCCACGGGCGTTGATGGCCTGCAGCTCTACAGGAAGGAACTTGATGTCGCGCTTTTTGGCTGCCGCAACGCGGTGGTGCCCGTCCACGATCCGCATCTCTCCGTCGGAAAATACGGAAACCTTGATTGGCTCATTGAACTCCATTGCAGATGCCACTGAGTCAGAAACATCAGAGACCTCCCCGGAATTCATCGCATGCAGGTTGGAGATGGCCACACGTTTCACTTCAGGAACCGGCTGGTGGTACTTCTTTCCTTCCTCGTATGCTGGGCGCTGATCAGTAGCTGCCTGTTGAACCGTCAAGGATTCCTTGACAGTTGGTTTCTCCACCACATCGAACCGGCCGCCCTTGCCCTGCTTGACTTCATGCGTGTCCTTCAAGCCGTTCTTGGCGATGAAGTCCTTGGCCTTGACGCCATCGTTGAACCAGGCTTTGCCAGATGCGATGCGGTCGAGTGCTTTGGTGCGCTTGGCGTCGACGCCGAACAGGTGGTCAAGATCAGCCTTTGCGGATGCGCCGCGTGCGGGCGCTACCGGCTCGGCTGGGGCTTTGGCTGGTTGTTCCGCTTTTGGCGCGACGGCTTCAGGGGCTTCAATGACATTCAGCTTCCCTTCTTCTTTTTGAGGTCCGAAAGCGTCTGCTCGCGCTTGGCCCGGGACATTCGTTTCAGGGCTAGCAGCGCCTTGGCCAGTTTGGCCCGTGCTGCCGGATCGATCGGTAGTTGCATCTTTGATTTCCTCAGTTGTGAACCCAAGGGCGGCCAGGAAGCTGCCCTCATCGACGTTGCTCGGTGCATCCCATGGGATGTCTGCATCGAAGGCCTCGGCGTCCCATCCGCCAGCCGGCATGTTTGCCTGGAAGGCGTCTTGCGCCTGCTGGTCGGCCCGGTAGTCCTGCTCGATGGCCACCTGGTCGCGCAGGCTGGTCAGTGCCGGACTCGCGCCGTGGATCTGTGCTTCCGCATCAATGGCTTCGATGCGCTTGGCCAGCGCGGCATCGTCCATGGAATGAAGGTCTTGCGCCGTCGCCGTCTGCACTCGCTTGGCTCGGGCGTTGATCTCGCGCTCGACGCGGGCACGCTCTGCCTTCAGTTCAGGCGTCCATCCGCCTTCCATGGGCCGGGCCTGGACGATGAGCTGCTTGACGCGCGCGCGCAGGGCTGGCTCATCCATGGTGGTCAGGTCGAGCGCGGCGGTGGGGATCGGTGCATTTTTAGCGCCATCAATCCGCTTCCGAGCTTTTGCTGCGGCTTCTTGTGCGGCTGCCTTTCTCTGCTCCAGATCCGCTTTTATCGCTGCGTATTTTGGGCTCTCTTGCGCAACGCCTGGAGTTGTATACAGACTTTCAGCATGCTTCTCCATCCGAAGAACATGCGCTTCAGCAATATCTAACCGTCCAGCATCCAGCGCAGTTTCGATATGCTTCGCGTGAGCGTCATTGCTTTGGTAGAAACCTCCAGTGGCATCGAGGGCTTTTTCCAAAGCCGTCTCTGGATTGCCCTTGGCGGTCCCGGCAAAGCTCATATCTTCGCGTTTTGACCGATGGGCAGAACGCTCATTTTCCAAGTCGGAAGACTTGGGTTCGGCTATGGGATTTCCCACCTCCGCTGCTGGAGCGGCCTGCGGGGCTACTCCTGCGGCCGGCGCCGGCTCAGTGCGCACGCTGCGGGTCCATGCCCCGCCAGGCTGCGGCGTCCATGTGGCGACATCGACGCTGCCATCATCGTTGGTGGTGCGCACTTCCTTCGGTTCGGCGGCCGGTTGCTCGCCCGCTGCGACCTCAAGCGCATTGCTCAATGGCGTGTTGGGAGCCTCGGGCGTGATCTTGACGCCATTGGGGCCGGTCTGAAACGTGTGCACCACGCCATCGTCGCCAACGATCTCGACCTTGCCGTCGGCGGATGTGCCGGACACGGTGCCGGTGACAGCGCCTTCAGGCGTCGTGACGGTGGCGCGCTCTGGTGCGGCGGCGGCATTCTCTGCCGCTCGCTGCAGCGGGCCGGCTGCGGCGGATGGCGCATTGGGTGCTGGCTGGACAGTTGCGCGGGCTGCGGCGACGGCAGCCTTGCCGCTCTCCATGGCGGCGCCGACGGCTGGCTCTACCACAGACTGGCCAAGGCTCATCACGCCTTCGCGCAGGGCGTCGCCGGCATCGATCTCTCCGCGGGCGACCTGTTGGCTTGCGGCCTCACCGATCACTTCACCGGTGGAGTCGACGCCTACGGCTGCAGCACCGGCGCCAGCGCGCGCGGCCACTGTGGGCTTGGCGGCTTCCACGGCGGCACGGCCTGCGGGGCTTGCCAGCGCAGCCTTGCGGGCGGCTGCGGTCGACACGTCCACGCCAGCGTCAGCCAGTTCCTTGGTGGCGAGCTTGCGCGCCGGGGCGGTGGCGATCTTGCCGCCAATGCCCATGAACACCTGATCGACGGCGGCGACGGTCAGTCCCTTGGCCAGGCCCTGCTTCAGTGCCTCACCCTGGAACTTCTTGTCGCTCAGGATGGCTAGGATGTTCTGCGCGGTCGGCGGCTGCTTGGATTCGGCCAGGCGCTTTTGCACCATGTCGGAGACCTCTGCTCCCAACTCGGTTGCCGTCGTGCCTGCGGCCATGCCTGCGCGGCCGCCAAGAATTGCGCCGCCGATGGCTCCGGGGATGGCGCCAACGCCACCAGCGACAGCACCAACGCCACCGCCGACCGCTGCGCCAGTGCCAGCACCAGCCATGCCGGCGCCAAGGGTAGGCAGGGAGTTTGCGGCCTGTCCAACGACTTCACCGGCCAGCGCCTTTGGATTGGCGAGGGCTGTGTAGATCGCGTTCGCACCGGCCTTGGCGGTGTTCCATGCGCCATTGGCGTCGGAAACATCCTTGAAGGCGGCGTCAATCTCCTGCTCGCCCGTGCTCTTTGGCGCTTTGGCGCGCTCCTGGAACTGCTTGGCAAGCTGGTCTGCAATCTCTGCTGGATCGCCACCGGCCACGGCCCAGCGCGCGACATTGAGCGACTGCTCCATGTTGCCGAAGCCCTCGGAGCCCTTGTCCTTCAGGTAGCCGAACAGGGGCTTGTCGTCGATTTTCTTCTGGCTGGCTTCCCGCCTGGCGTCGAAGTCGTCATCACCCACCAATCCAAGCATGGGCGTGTCGGAGAATTCATCGGTGTCTTCCGCATTGGGCTTTGCGCCCAGCGTCACCGGCGTGTCGGAGAAGTCGTCGTCGACGCTGACCTTTCGGCTTGGCTGGCGTCCGTTGAACTTGGCCATCACGTCGTCGGCATAGGCCTCTGCTCGCGGGCCGCTTCCGTTGTATCGGCGCACAGCCTGGCGCCAGTCGCCGGTTGACGTGTCGAAGTTGCTCTTCAGGAGGGCCGCTGCAGCCTTCACGCTCTGGTCAGGGTCGCGCCAGTCAGTGATGCCGCGCTCCTTGTGGTAGCGGATGTTGTGCTGCATCAGGCCGTAGTCGGTCGTTCCATTCGAATTGGTGGCTCCCACCGCGTTTGGGTTGAAGCTCGATTCCTTGCCAGCGATGGTGCGCAGAAGGGCAGGAGGAACCCCGTACTCCTTGCCGTATTTCTCGAACAAGGGCTCGAAGTCCTGCTTTCCCGCTGGTGCTGCCTTTGGCGTGGCAGCCGGTGCCGGTGCGGTGACCGGTTTGGGCGCGGCAGGCTTTGCAGCGACTGGCTCATCCGAGAATTGATCGAAGGGTGAATCAGAAAACGGGTTTTTTGCCACGGGTGAGCCTCTTGAAATCAGTGGCTCATTCTATCGGATATGGTTCTGTTTTCAAACCATTCACGGCATCTTCGGTTTCATCATGGGCGGCATGCCCTGTGATACGGCGCCAGCCGGCGCAGGCGCCTGCGGCTTTGGCACAACACCACCCTCGATTGGAACGTACTTTCCACCGACCAGGTGGAACGGCGCGTTGTCGCTTTTGCGATACTTGATCGGCAGGTCCTTGCTGAATGGCATCGGCTTGGTCTCGATCATGGCGGCAGGCTTGGCTGGTGCCTTCTCTGCATCTTTGACCGGCTCCTCCTTGGCCGGCTTGCCCTGGATCGACTCCAGGCTCTTGTCCAGATAAATAGTCCGTTCCTCAGTCGTCATGCGTTGGTACTTGGTATCGTTCTTCATAGCGTCACTATGAATGATGGCCCGGCGCTCGATGGGGTCGGTCGTGGCCTTGTATTTGCGCTGGTTCTCCGCGTCGAGGCGCGCCTTCAACTCAATCTCGTTGGCGCGCTGCTCTCCTCGCTTGTCCTCGCGGACCGCCGTGCGCTCGTCGCGGGCTGCATCGCGCTCTGCCTGCGCTGCCAGCCGGGTGGCCTCGCGCTTGTCGCTGGCTTCCCGCTTGATCAGTTCGGTGTCGCGGTTGTAGGCGCGGTCCTCGCGCTTGATGGCACGCTCCGCGCCCATCTTGCTGGCGGCCGCCTGCTCGGCCTGCGCGTTCTCGAAGAGCTTTTGCGGGTTGTTGGCGCCGCCCATCTGCAGCATGGTCTGCCGGGTAAGTTCCATCTCGGTCGACTTGCCGGTGTTCTTGTCCTTCAGCGTCACGACGGCGACCTGCGTTCCGTCCGCCTTGGTCAGGAGCTTGTGCCCGGTGTAGTCGACGCCATCATTGATGTGGTCGGTGTAGTATTTTCCGAACTTGGCCACAGCCGTATCCATGTCGGGCGCGGTGTAGGCGGACGCCCAGTCCTTCATGGCGCGCTTTCCATTCTGGCTCTCGGCATAGTCTTCCCATGCCTTGGCCTTGGCCGGGTCTCCCTGCGCCAGGTACTCGGCCGCAATCTTGGGGACGGCGTTCTTCATGAACATGTCGGACGCCGACGGGGCGGACTTGCCGGCTGCGGCGCGCGCCTGCTCGCGGGTATCAAAGCGCTGTCCACCCACATAGAAGCCGGGGCCGCCGACTCCCTTGGCTGATACCGCCTGCTGCGGCGTTGGGCTGGCCGGGCCAGGCGCGGGTGCTGCACCAGCAGCCTTGGCCTCCGCCTCGCCTGCATTGCCTTCGTTGGCGCTGGGCGCTGCGGGCGCGGCCGGTGTCTGCGTCGAGACGGACGGCGGCATGGCCGGTGCGAGTGACTGGGATGCAGTGGCTGCGCCAGCCTGGTCCGGGCTGGCCGTGGGGCTGGCCGCGACGGCAGGGTCAACCGGTGGTGCTGGTAGGGGTGCTGCGCCCTGGGCCGCAACGGTAGCCGGGGTTGCCGGCGCCGGAGCACCTTCAGCAGGTACCTCGCCCTTCTGCTCGGAGATGGACTCGTCGACGGCCTTCTGGCGCTGCGCCTCGGCCTCGGCCATGCCCTTCTCGCGCAGGTCCTGCAGTTTCCCTTCTTTGATCAGGTCTCGGATGTTCTTTCCAATCCGCATTCCCTGGTCCATGCCATGGGATAGTCCACCAGCAAATGCGCCAAAGTCCATCATGCCACCTCTTTATTGAATGCGGCGATGTGCTCGCCGACGGCCTTGTTGATAATTTCCAGACGGGTCTGGTTTTCCAAATACTGGGCGTGGTGGTAGCGGCGCAAATATTTTGCCGAACCTTCATCCCACCAAGCAGAGCAGGTCATGCAGTCAGGCATTCCGTTCAGCATTTCATAAAAGCGGGGGATGGGAGCGCCTTCATCAGCTAGGTAACGCATGACCTTGCGGGTGTCCCAATCCTCGATCGGGAATAGGAACTCGATGCCTTCATGCACATCGCCAGAGCGTACTGGCGACTTCAGGCGGTCGGCATTCTTTTGGCCGCGGATGATCAGCGTGATTCCATCGTCCAGCATTCGCTGGTGCGTAGGAAGCATCATGGTTCTGGCACAGCACGAATAGCGGTCCTGTATCAATGGCGCGTCGGATCCTGCCATCCGGCCCATGAGTGTTGCGCTCACCGGCACGATGTCGCTCGGCATGCCGAAGTCCTCGATAACCTGCGGCTGCTGCCCATGGATCACGGCGAAGTTGGGGACCATCTCTCGAATACGCGCCATCAATGCGACTGTTTCGGGATAGGCTGCTCCCGTGTCGCACCAGTACACGGTCATGCGATCCCACCAAGGGCGCATCAGGTAGAGGCAGGCAATGGAATCGCGCCCGCCTGAAAACTGGAGGGCAATCTGGTCATGCCTGAGAAGAATGTCATCCATGGTCATAGGTAAAGCGTCGCCCCGGTTGTCGCCAAGGATCCGACCATGGACCCGATGCCAGCCGAACTGGTCGCGTTGGCCTGCTGCTGGGCGTTCCAGGCACTAAGCTGGTTCCCATAGAGATTGTTCAGCATCGACCCCGCGCTGTTGTTGGCTCCGATGGCCCCGCTGAAGCCCGATGTCATGTTCGCGCCGTTGGCGTTGAAGCTCGCATTGGCGCTGGCGTTGTTGCCAACGGCGGAATTGCCCGCGTTGGTGCCGATGCCGTAGGCAGCCGCCGTGCTCGATGCCAGGCCCTTGCCCATGTTTACGGCGTCGGCCTTCAGTGCCAGCCCCTTGTCGCGCACCACCTGGCGGGCGTTGTTCTGGGCGCCGGCCGATGCCAATGCGGTGTTGGTGTCCTGCGCCCTGGTGACGCCGGCAAAGCGGCCCGAGTCCGGGTTGACGCCCATGGATGCCATCTGCCGCACGCTCGATGCCTGCTGCACGGCTGCTGCGCCGGCGACATCGGCCTTGGCCATGGCTGCTGCTTCGGCCTGCTTTTCCGGCGTGTCGTATTCGTTGGCCGTCTTGACAAAGGCGTCTTCAACCGGCTGGAACGTGTTGAGTGTGCGCGCCCTGTCCTGCTGCGCCCATGTGTTGGCCTGGTCCTGCGTTTCGAGCTGCTGGTTGATGACCTTGGTGTTCAGCGCGTCGGTGGCTTCCTGCCGCACGTTGCCGTCGGCAAACTGCTCCTTGGCGAAGGTCAGCCAATCCTTTCCGAGCTCGACATTGGCCATGGCGGATGCGCCAATCTGCGGATCCGGAGCCGGCGCGCTGCCGCCCCCACCCTTGCCGCCGTAAAGGCACATCTGCCCTTTTCCGTGGCGGCCGCTGCGGGGCTGGAAGCCGTCCTCATGGAGGGTCGGGATGTCGTGAAGTCTGTAGTCAACCATGGTCTGGCCCTCGATAAAATCGGCAGTTTTCTCGCAACAGGCCAAGCGAAATAAGGTCTTTGCCACCGGGCCCAGCCTTTGGGTGATAGCCCTCGCGGACAAAGCCGATGTTCTCGTCGAAGGAGAGCGCGGCGGCGTTGTCGGCCGGCACAAGCCCGGTGAGGCGCAGCAGGCCGACCTGCGCAAAGGGATAGGCGAAGGATGCCAGCAGCAGCGCCTTGTTCATCCAGGCTTTTGTGCCGTCGCTGGCGATATGCATCTGTGCGTCGGTCTCAGAGAAGGCGTCAAACACCACCACCGCCCGCAGTGCGCCGTCGCGCTCCAGCCCGATGGCCGTGGCGTCGCGCCGGAACTTGACGCCGACGCGCTCCTGCGCCCACGCAAGGCAGCGATCATCATCTCCGTAAATCAGGTGTGACATGGTTGTGCCGATGGTTCGAAAACCAGACCATTGTAAGCGTGAAGGGGCGTTTTCACCACTCAAACCTTGCTGATGCTGGCGGTGCCCAGCAGGTTGGAAATGCGCTTCAGGGCGTCGAAGATGTTCTTCACGTCGGTCTGCAGTTCGTTGTACTCGGCCTGCGTCGGGGCCGCCGTGACCTGGCCGGATTGCAGGGTCATGCTGGCCAGCGGTTGCAGCTCGGAGCGGCGCACCGCAGACTGGCTCTTCTCGCCGCGGTCGCCGGTCAGGCGCTCCAGGCTTTCGCGCAGGCGGGCGAGGTCGCGCGCAGCCTGCGCGTCGGATTTTTGGGTGATTGCATCGCCGCGTGCCATGTTACAACTCGTTGAGCTCTCTGGCCGTGCTGGCCATGGTGATCTGCTCGACCTCGGCCGTGCCGTTGACCTGGATCTCCCACTCCTTGGCCCTGACCGGTGGGATGCGCTTTACCGCGTCAAGTTCGGTCACGGTGCGAATGAGCTTTCCGTCTGCGTAGATGCGCACGGAAATGTACTTGTCGCCGGGCAATGGCGCCATGGCGTCACCAGCGATGGCGAGTTCATCAATGGCCGACCCGTCGATGTCCGCGCCCATGTCGCCGGCAAAGATGATGGCGTTGGCCGCCTCGATGGCGGCGATGGCTGCATCCTGGGCAATCTGGTCCTCGACCGTCAGCAGGGCCCCACTCTCCACCAGCACAGCGCCAAAGGAGGCCGGGGCTTCAAGGATGACGCGCTTGGATGTCCACGTCATGATCTCGTTGGTCTCGCCAAAGGCGTCCCACTCGTAGACCGTATCGTCGAGGACGTAATAGAGGATGCCGGTCGGCAGGTCGTAATGGAAGGCCGACGGGTTGATGCTGGAGCGCAGCACGAACGGCTGCTGGCCGGTCAGGTCGATGATGCGGGTGCCCGTGGTGATGCTGCCATCGGCCTCGGTATAGGTGAAGGACGCGAAGTAGCGCCCGGCAAACTGCCCGGAGACAAAGGTGCTCGGGTTCAGGCGCTGCCACTTCGGGCGCGTGAACAGGGCGTCGGTGGCAACCGTTGCACCACCACCGGAGACCACCACCAGCCCATCATTCGACGGGTAGGCGACGGAATAGCCAAGGTCGACCACGCCGCGGCCGTTGACGCATGGCAGGTTCACCTCGATCTTTTCCTCCACCATCGAATCCGGGGCGTTGCCGGACGCGACGTAGGGGTAGCCTGTGGTCCCGGCCACGACGGTAGATCCGTAGGCGCCAAGGCCGACGATTGGGTAGGAGGCGGTCAGCCGGTATTTCTCAGGCCAGGCGTGCGGCTTGAACGGCTCGGAAAAGCAGAGCTGCTTGCCAGAGAACCCGACCATCATGCCGTTTGGCATGGCGATCAGGCCGGCGAGGTCAGCCGGCGGCGCGTTGTAGTCGCGCGATGGCAGCACCTCGGCAAAGTCTGCCGCGCCGTGCACGTCGATGTAGCTGGCCACGGTCGCCGCGCGCTCTTCGATCAGGAACAGGTCGGTGCCGGACTGGTTCGATGACTGCGAGCGGTAGATGCGCTGCTTGGTGATGGAGCGCCCGGCCGGAGCCGCCTGAAAACCAGACAGTGTGGTCGTGATGCCGGATTGCCAGGTCACGTCGGCGCTGATCGGGCACGGCTCGCTCTCTTCGTCGTATGAGGTCACCCATGTGTAGACGTAGAGGCGGGTGATCACGTCGCCCGAACCCACGCCAGCATTCGATGCGGTCAGGGCCGCGGTCGGGAATTGCACGGCAAGGTCGTAGATGGTCGCGCCGACGCGCATCTTGGGCGCGCCGTCACCGGTGTAGTAGAGCCTGTCCGTTGCAACCGGGCCGGGCACGGCGTTGACAGGCGTTGCCCACGATAGCCACGTCGCTCCGAATTTGTAGATGGTCTGCAGGCCGCTGGCGCCGGCAAAGACGTACTCGGTGCGGGACTTGCGGATGGGCGTCAGGCCGCCGTCGTCGAGGCGCACGTTCTCTGCAAACTGCGCGCCCGTGTCAGGCAGCAGGCGCGACAGAAGGCGCGGGATTTCACCGGAGAACTGGGCCAGCCTGAGTTTTGCCACGGGTTACGCCTTGATCTCGGTGATGGTGATGGATGAAGCGGTCTTCAGGCCGTAGGTCGCGGTCGTGGTCGAACCGTTGAAGATGGCAGTGCCAGAGTCCGGCCCGGCGCGCACGGTGAAGGTGGTTGCAGCCAGGGACGCTGCAGCGATCCGGAAGCGAATGAGGCAGTAGCCGGTGGTCAGGTTGTTGCCGCCGTTTCCCATGGCGGAGATCTGCCCAACTGCTACGGCGTTCGCCGCGCCATCCTGGAACAACGCCACCGCGATGATGTCGCCGGTGTTGGCCTGTTCGCTGGCAAAGGCGATGACATCAACCTGCAGGATGTTGCCGATGGTGGCCGGCGTGATGGCCAGCGAAAGAACCTGTGTGCCCTCCCCCACCTGCGGGATGGTCGAGTCTCTCGGAATGGCCGCGCTCAGGCTGGTCTGCGCCAGGGTCTCGGCATAGGCCACCTTCACCACGTCGCCGGAGAGCTTCACGTTGGAGGCTGCAATGGCCGCTGTCAGCGCAACGACGGCAGCATCGAGCTCGGCCTGCGTCGCCATATCCGATTCCATCATCTCCACCTTAATTTTGTTCAGCGCCATATATGCCTTTCGTGTTGGGGTTATCGTGGGGGTCCACTCAGGAGGCCCTGCCATGCCAGTGTGACCAGCCAGGCCAGCAGCCCGACGATGCCCCACTTGGCAACCGATGTGGCCATGTCCGTCCAGAACTGCGCGCGCTTTTCGGCAGCCTTGATGACGGCTTCATGGTGCTTTCTGTGCCCCACCGGGTCGCCTTCCGGGAATGCGTCGGCCAGCACATCTTCAATCGCCAGTTTCTGCGCAATGGCGCCGTCGGCAATCTCCTGCCGCAGCGTGCTGACATTCGAGTTCGTCTCCTTGACCATCTCCATCAATGCCGCATAGCCGGATGATGGCCCGTTACGTCGCTCCTGGAAGTCTTGATTGGTGTGCGGCATTCTGCGTGGTCCCTATTCAACGTGCTGGCCGGATGGAGCGATGGCATCGAGGCCGCGCGCGATGTATTTTGCCATGGGGCCGCGCCAGTTTTCCTCAGTCTTGAGGCGCTTCAATCTTGTGCTGAACGTCCACTCACCCCATCCCGGAAAGTCGAGCGTCAGCAGCGCCAGTTCAGTAAAGTTCAGGAGCGCGTCGAGGATCAGCGCCAGCACCGTGACGGGCATCAGCACGCGCCACCAGCCGCCGCGCTCGATCTGGATGCCGATGGCGTAGAGTGGCAGGAGCAGGAAGATGGAGATCACAGTTCGCTCCGCAATGCGGCAGCCTGAGCCTCGACTTCATAGACCTTGGCCACTCCGGGGATGGTGGACAAATCCACAGCGCCACCGCTGATCTGCTTGAATGCCTCGGCCATCAACATCACCGTCTCGCGTAGGTTGCGCTGTGTCAGTGCATTTGCCGAGTCCAGCGCGGAGAGTTGCTGGGAAACGGTTGGCGCCGGTGGCACGTCAGCGGGCTCTGGTGTGTTGCCTTCAGTAAGCCAGCGCAGGTATGCCGCGTAATCGCTGTTAGCTGGGTCTGTGGGGATACAGGCGCCATCAGCGGTGCGCAGGATGGTTGTGGATTTTGTGAGTTGGTAGGTCATGTTAGAGTTCTGCCGAGAGGGCCTCAACCCTCGCCAATACATAGCTGTCTCCAGCCCCGGCGCTCAACGCCTCCGACCTCCACCCACTTGCGCTTATAGGAGAGGTCGCAACCGATGTGAGGTTCGCAATGGTTCCGGGCGTTACATTGGTTACAGTCGGCGTAGCTCGCATTGGAACAGCGTAGTTACCGCAGGCTTCACTGTAGGAAGAAACGGTGGAATAGAAGCGTATGGAAACATTCAGGGGTTGGAAATATCTCTGACACAACGCCAACTCCATACCGTATGGTCGATGCTCGAATAGAGTGGCTACGGAGCCGAGTTCGAGTTGTACAAGGGCAAGATCGAGGTACTGTCCAGATACCCAAGTTCCCACTGCGCCAAGCGAGTCGTTTAAGATTGCGTTGTCGTTTTTATACAGAAAAAACGTAGCCGAAAGAAAGTCATTTCCATTGGTTCCAATTGTTTTACCAGCAATACTTGGTACAGTAAACGTTACGCTGAATTTCTGCCACGCGGTAGTTACTGCGAAGGTTTGTCCTACGCCGGTAGGCGCTGACGGGGAACCCCCAGTACCAAAACTCTGTCCCAGTACCAGTGCCATTGTCCTGCTAGTGTCGGACTTTGCCCAAAATGAACACGTTACCGTCTGGCCTGCAAAAGTTCGGACACTTTCAATTTTTTGTTCCGTTCTTACTGTTTGGGACAATCCACCGGCTGTTCCGATGGCAGTTACCGATGTACGGAGGAAACTCGTTGGCTCGCCAGGGACAGTAGTCTGTCCGAGCGTAAACGGCTGTAGTGATTGGGCGTAGGTAGAAGTCCCTGAGCCCGTAGACCCAGAAGTAATTTGCCCAAACCACCGATCTATAGTGAACCCGGCTTGATTTATACCAGTATTGGATACGTAGTACGTTGTCGGATATTGAACAATCTGCATCCCGCCGTTGATAACCCGATTGCGCAAACCACCGAGTTGGCCTCCGTTGATGGAAGCAATATCTCCCAACTTATCCGTGGTTACTGCACCATCAGCAATCTTTGCCGTTGTAACACCACCATCGATGATCTTGGCCGTGCTCACCGTTAGATCACTCGGCGTGCCAATGGGCAGCGGCTGGGACCACAGGCACTCGACTGGAACACCGACGCCGACCACGCCACCCAATGTCAGGGCCGTGCCGACGACGGTGTAGGTGGACTTCTGCTGATAGACGCCGCCGACAAACACCTCGGTGTTGTTCTTGGTGCCGGGGTCGCCGGACAGCATGAACGGGCCGTCCGACCCTGCGCCGGTGAAGGCGTCCACCACCTTGTTCGATGCCGATGCGCTGGTGATGGCCGTCCAGGTGTTCGTTGTCAGGTCGGCCACAACCCAGACGCACTGGTATTGGGAGGACAGGGCGTAGGTGTTCAGCCCGTTGATCGTGTCGGCCCCGGCTCGTGTGACTGTGACGGTGTTGGCGTCTCCAGTGGCCTTCGTGACCTGGATCTCGAAGCTGCCCGTCAGTGTGCTGATCAGAGGCAGCGTGATGGTCACATTCCCCGCAGAGGTATCGACGCGCACCAGTTTGGAGATATCCGATTCAAGAACCGTATAGTTTGCGCTCTTGTTCATGGACTCCAGGAAGGCCGCGGCATCGAGCCGGTCCAACTCGGAGGCCAGAGATCCGGCCGTCATGCGCAGTTCGAACTTGTCTCCGGCCGTGAATGCGTAGGCCGTCTGCACCCCGGCGATGGCCTCCACGGCGCGCACGATGGTCAGCGTGTCGGATGAACGGGCCGTGACCTTGACGATCTCGCGCACGCCGGATGCCTTCACCAGCGTGCCGTAGAAGACCTGCCCACCGGTCAGCGACGGGAACCGCGTGCCTTCGCCAGGCGTCAGCGACAGCGTGAGGCCGACTGCCGACAGATTGGCGGAAAGGTACGAGGTCGCGTTGTTGGCAAATTGAATGAGGCGGGTCATGTCGGCTTCTCAGTAAAAGGATGGCTTGGTGCGCTTGCGCGCATTCTGCTGGCCGGTCGTGGCCTTCAGCGAGAGCTTGTCGAGTTTGTCCATGAAGCGTCCGGTGTAGTAGGTCGCCAGTTCCGGGTTCGAGTAGGACTGGCCCGGAACGGTGAGGATGCGGCCCAGCGCGCCCCAGCCAAGGCACTCGGCATAGTCGTTGAGGAAGGTTGGCATCGTCAGGGAGGACTGGCTCGGCTTCAGGCGCAGGCACAGATAGAGCGAGCCGTCGGCATAGGCCTGCGGCACCAGCGTCAGCGTGTTCTGTGCGGTCTGGGTGATGTACTGGGGCTGGCCGACGCTCACGCCGCCCACGCGCCATCCTGACAGCACGGCGTCGAGGTCGCGCGTGGCCATCGGCTGCAGCTCCTGCCCGTCGAAGAGCGAGACCTCGATGTCGAACACGGACGAGTCTGCCGGCGTCACGATGGTGGAGGTTGCCGGGTCGGTCGCCAGCACGGTCGTGGTCGATTCGTGCTTCCACAGTTTGGTGCGCTCGCAGAACTCGATGGCCGCGCCGCGCAGCGCCTTGTAGGCGGTGGCGTCTGCCACACCCGGCGCCCATGGGCGGACTTCCTGCAGGAATGAATCGAGCGTGCTCATACGCTGTTACCGGGTTGGTTGGGGGATGTGGCCGACTGGCCCTGCTGCGTCACGCCAAGCGCATCGTTAAAGGCTCCATAGAAGGCTGCGGCCTCGGCGGCATTGGCGTATTCGCTGTCCTTGGATTTTGCGCGGTAGCACACGTAGTTGACCTCGGCGTCCATGTATTCCAGCCCGATGTCGAGGCTATCGGCCAGAGTCGTGACGGCGGCCGGGATGGCGGCATAGACGGACTGGACCTGTGCACCAGCCACGGCGGGCGGAAGGACGAAGAACACCTTTGGCGTGCGGTCGTCGAACGTGAACTGGGAAATCTCGGCGCTCGGCGTGGCCGAATGCCAGTAGAGGTCGTAATCGTCGATGCTCTGGCGGTCGGTGCGGCGGATGGAGCGCCCGGGCGTGATGCCGTCAACGCCCATGTTGCGGATCACGTCCAAGAGCGTCACGCCATCGGACGGGATCGCCTGGTAGGTGCCAGCAATCAGAGTGATGTTGGCCACCTTCGAGCAGGCGGCCGGGCGGCGGGTCAGGATGGCCATGCGGCTATCGTTGATCCACCGCAGCAATTCGGCATCGGTCCAGCGCGCCTCGCCGTCGCCGCGGTCGC